ACAGCACCACCCGTAGCGGCCGTGAGTGTGGTTAATCCGATAGTACTATAACCACCTATAGTATCTACCATGCTAAATACTGATGCACCGTTAGATTCTTCACCCTCGGTGTACACGTAGTCTACCGTGACGATATTATTATTGGTTGGTTTATAACCGGTGACCCCATCTCCGAAATATGCTTCAAAGAAAGAATCGTTATTCTCTTGCATATAGTATACTTTGGAGGTAGAATCAATATTCAATAGAGATTCAAACTTGGTGTAGATATCAAATGACGTGGATTCCTCATTCTCTTGTACTCGTACCCTTAGAGTAGACACGTCTGCATCTTGATCTGATATTTGGAACTTCTGATTTTCTATATCGTTGTCCACTCTATATCTTAAAGTCTTGTATGAACCCTGGGCTATAGACACCTGATCAAAAGTGAAGGTCTTTTTAAGACTCGCACCCGTACCTGTAGTAACCATTTGAGCGGCCTGAGTGGCTAAGACCACATAAGAGTATGTCTCTGAATCCACTACCGTAGATAGTTTAGTACCTCTTGGTAGAGAGATGATACCCGTGGCAGGTAAAGACGCTGCATTCTCTTCTGTTACATCCAGAACAATTTTAATCTTGGCCTTAGGTGCCAATACAGAACGTGGAGTATAACCCAGTAACTTGGCCCGTGTGACTACATTACCACGTATTTGTGCTGAGTCAAGAAAGGCTTCATTAAGTGCGAAGTGAGCCGCTATGGCATTATAGTGTGTATTATATGCAAGTACATCCAATAGTGTACTAACACCAGACCCCTCAAAGTCATAGTCATTAAACGTAGACTGTGTCTTTAAGTAGTTCTTTAGATTTTGTTTAATCTGATCGAAATCAAGTTCCGTTACATTTAAATTAGTGGACATATTATCTTAACCTTCTTAGTATGATTTCAACCTGTTGATTAGTATCATATTCTTTTATTAGAAAATGAACCGTTACCCTATAAGCATTTATCTCTGACTGATCATCTATCTCAATACTATGCAACTTTACTCGGGGTTCGTGTCTACGTATGGTTCGTTGTATATTATCCCTTAGAGCAATCCTAGTAATGGCATCATTAGGTTCAAAGAGTAGTCCTCTAAGGTTAGCGCCTATGTCACTATTAAAGGGACGTTCAAAGAAGTTAGTGAGTAACAAATTCTTTACGGCATTCTTAACTGCTCTATCGTCACGTAGGGATATAATATCTTTACGTGGTTGTGTAGTAGCCAATGAAAGGTCTAAGTCTGCCCATCCCTTAGTACGGGCTACAACACGTGCCTTAGAAAGGTTTCCGATTATACTTTTATCTGATAGTAGTGTAGACATAGATCTATTTATACCTTTTTAATAGAGGATAATTATGTTATGTACCCTTAGTGGGCGATTTAGTCTCTGCAGTACCCGGTGTTGGTGAACTTGATCCACCTGTGCCTGGTATCTCTACGTGAGTGTGTCCTGTCAGAGTAACAGACCCTGAAGCCGCTGAGCCATCTTCATTAGTAATTGTATTACCTGCATCATCTGTTGCTTGTGAACCAGCCTTAGCTGTAATCTCTGCAGCGCTAGTAATAGCTTTAGTCGTATGTAGTGTACCCGTGATAGTAGTGTTACCGTCAATGTTTACGATGTCGTCTATAGCGTTAATAGACACGGTGCCAGAGGGGGTGATATTAATAGTAGTGCCACTATGATGATGGATGTAAACAGTGTTAGCCACCGGGTCCATACTTAGGGTGTGCGTTATAACCTCATCGTCGTCATTTGGTATACTTCTACTCTTCAACGTAGTAAGACCATTAGGACTTATTTCAAATGCCGTCTTATTAACACCGTGTTGTATGTGTATCCTTTCTCCCTCGGGTGTATTATCAAGTTCTATTAGGTGTCCACTCTGTGACTTATATACGTGATTAGTGTTATTCTCAACATGTGCTTCTATAGGGTTATCAATAGTCCCGTCAGTTCGAGAAGCAATTGAACCCAGTACTATAGGATCCTGTGCACTAGGGCCATCTCTAAAGAACCCTACGACCCACGACCCTATCTGGAGGTTATGGTTAATGCCCACCCCCTTATAAGAACCACTAGTGGAGGGATTCATTACAGTAGCCCATGGTATATTGGCCGTTTCTATATTATCACTATAGAAGCCAAAACACCTTACTTGGACCCTATTCATAAACTCCGGATCGTTAACCGTTAATACTTCTCCAAGGAACCACTCAAATTGGCCACCTATAAATCCATCTGGTCTCATAACCGGCCTCCCTTAGTAACCTTAAGTCCGTCCGATAAGTCTGCATTAAAGGAATCATTCTTTATCTGTAGTGACATAATATAGCTGTCCTTGAATGTATGTGTTATAGAGGTTACTAAACAACGACCCGACAATAACTTATCCGTCATATTGGATGCATCTGGTCCTAGTTCGGCTTCACTAGAGGTCTTAAGGAACTTGACGTTAATAGTTGATCCTGCACTTAGGTTAAAGTCTCCTGCGATATCAATGTTATGTGATATAATATCTTCATTGGCAAGATACGACTCAGCCTTCAATAGAGAGCCTGTAGTAGGTGCATGGAAGTTCACTAAGGCACTAGTAAATGCCATACTATTTAAAGACACATAATAGTTCTTACCAGTGGTACATTGTTCTATACTACGTCCATTGTATATGGTCTCTTCTTGTTTGACAAAGGGTTTATACTTATTAAGCTTCTTCATCTTATCAGTATATTGGAACAGTTCAGTTGTTCTCTTCTTCTCTGCTATATCAATAGTGTGTAAGGTAGAACTAAACGCACCCTCTGATGCACTAATATACTTGGACAGATTCATCTCTGATGATACTTTTCGGATCCGCTTACGTTCTTCTTCATAGTAGTCCTCATCACCTATAGTATTCTCAAAGAATGGAGCGTGTATGTAAGCTTCGTCCTCTGTGTTATACGGCTCTTGATCCAATAACCATGTATAGGAAGCAAACTTGATACACGGCTTACGTTTGCCCTTAACCTTTCCTTTACCAGCAGTCTGATAGTAATAGTATGGTCCATTGTGTTCATCAAATGTGTTACCCATTAACCAACCAATGGCAGCAATAGGTCTTAACTTAGGAAAGATACCCTTAATGTTTTCCTTAGTATTGGTGTGTATGTCAATGTCAGTATAGGCGTTAGTGATGATAGCCTTAGTAATAGACTTCACCACACTCCCTATGGTGCCTTTAAAAGCAGTATCAAGGGTCATTGTTTGATTTATATAGGCATGACTAGAGACGCATCTAAACACGTATGTGGCGACTCCTGGTTTTCCTCTACTATGGTTCAGTACTTCAGCTATGTATAAGTTCAATTCAAACCTATCATTATCCTTTGTCTTAAGGCTCTTACGTTCTACTTTAAGGTATATCTTTTCAGAGCCTGTGATCTTTAAAGTCTCTAATAGGTTAACAGCATCAACCATAACAAACTCTGCCTCTATTGAAGCCATGTATAAGGACTCCGTTATAGTGAAGTGATCAACCATATCTTTGATATCAAACTCTTCACCATTATTGGCCGTAAGTAATATATCAGCCACTACATAAGAGCCTGGGTCTAGTGCCGAGTCACCCTTTAATCTTGATGATGGATTAGCCATTGATTAGTGTCTCGAATTTATCTGTGAATTGCCTAATGTAGTTAGGGTCTATTACTCTTAGGTTAGATCGTTCCATATTGGCCTGTTCTACATGTGCCCTATTGGATATGAAAGCTAAGTCCGAGGCAGGTGTTCCTCCATTAATAAAGATGCCGTTATCGACTACCCTTTGGTATGTGATGTCCGTCTCTAAGTAATATTGATAGGGCGCATCCTCATACTTATAGACTTGATAAGAGGTTACACTGTCGCCTGATGTTTCTCCTACTATAGTTTCTGATGGATTATTGATTAAAGTGGGGTCTCCGATGAATGTGCCAGTGCAGTTTTGAACGATCAATTGATTCATGTCAATTAATTTCTTTTTTAACGTACCATTTGCAGACGAAGATCCTCCATTTATTTTTTCTCCAATTTGGAATCTACCACTTAAACTATTCTCATGATCTGTGATGAGTTGGTCCGTGTTTCTTCTTATAATAGTGTTGGTTGTGATGGCAAAGCCGTTATACTCTTCTTTTATCCATTCATATAGGTCTTCACTACTCATGGGCCATGATGCTAAGCCGTCATGTAGGTAATCATTAATAATAAAGAACGTCCAATAATAGTTTGGGGTGCCATATAATCTTTGGCTTACTATATCAGGGCGTTCTCCATTCTTGATTTCGTAATACTTATACGCGCTTATGTTATCAATGTATTGTTGGAGTGGTCTAATACTTCTATAGATGTTTACTACGTTCTGTATTACACCGTCATTTTTTAAATCGTATCCAATCTTAGGGAATTGTCTAAAGTAGCTCATTAATCCATACCTCTAATAGTTTTTCCACCAAGATAACCAATGTCATTGTCCAAAGTATTGTCATTATCATACAAATCACCTCTAGTGAGAGGTCTTGTCTCTTGAAAGGTGAGAGACATATCAATTTCTACCGGTTGTCCATCGTCATGATAAGCGTTAGTGGTAGAATTGTAGGTGGTTGTTAAATTTGTTAAGTAAGAAGTTAATATTTTAGGCATGAATTTATTTTTTTCTTCACCACTATAGAAAGTTATCTCAAAGGTTGGGGGATATTCTAATGTTCCTACTCCTGCCTTCTTAGGATAAAGATATTTTCTAAATACATTCTCTATAATGGCGGCAGTGTGTGATTCTGCTTT